TATGTACAGAGTGATGGTCCTTTCGCATGGGCTTACTTTGACAAACAAAGATAAACGTAGTACAATAGAGAACTAAAAATATGGCAACTAAAAAATACGACCTAACCGCAATCATGGAAGAGTATGCCGATGATGACTTTGGTTTCACGGCAACAGATGAAGAAGAATACAATTCCGTTATTGCCGAGAAAGATGATACAGTACAAGAGTACAAAGAACGTCTGCAACAGGTAGAGAAACTAATTATGCCGTTCTTAACCAAGTTGTTGAAGACTGCCGACCAACCAATCATCAAGTGGCCTAATCGTAAAGAAACATTAGAGGCACAAATACAAAAAATACTTGCTTTAACCAGAGATTAACTATATAATTGTACGAGGAGATATATTATGAAAGATTTGATAATCGGATGTTCCACCGGATATAAATGGGACACAATTAAGTATTGGGTCAACTCTATCAATCAGTCAGGTTTTACTGGTGATAAAGTTTTGATTATGATGAATGCTGATAAAGAGACTGTAGATAGAGTCACTGATACAGGATTCAAAGTTATCGGATTCAAACGGGATGAACAAGGCAATCTTGTATATCAGTCCAATATTATGGTACACGTTGAGAGATTTCTACACATCTATAATTTCTTGTCACAGAATGAGTATCGTTATGTCATTACGACTGACGTTAAAGATGTTATCTTCCAAAGCAATCCATTCAAACACATTGAGAAACATATGGGTCAACGTCAACTATTGATGTTCTCCTCTGAAAGTATGTTATACAAAGATGAACCATGGGGTAACCAAAACTTGTTGGAGACTTATGGTCAATTCATCTATGATAGATTCAAAGATAATCCAATCTACAACGTTGGTGTATTGGCTGGTCGTGGTGATGCAATGCGTGACTTGTGCATGAATATCTTTTCATCATGTCTAAACAAACCAATTCCAATTTGTGACCAATCTACATTCAACTTCCTGATTTCACAAGAACCATACAAGTCAACTTGTCGTTATACTAAATCGGAAGATGGGTGGGCATGTCAACTTGGTACAACTGCAGACCCAAGTAAGATAGACCAGTTCAGACCATTCTTGTTGGAACCATCTCCACACATGGAGATAGATAAAGTAGTAACGTCACAGAATAAAGAGTATGTGATTGTTCACCAGTATGATAGAGTGCCTGCATGGCGAAAGATTATTGAAGCAAAATATGGCTAAAATTTTATATGTTGTCCACCGATATGCTCCATATCCCGGTGGTTCTGAAAATTATGTACGTGATATGGCAGAAGAAACATTCCGTAGAGGACATGATGTAACTGTACTTGCAGGCGAACACAAAGGTGATTTGAACGGAGTCAAAGTAACAAGTGACTTTCAAATTATGGGTTCAGAAGTCTTTGATTTGATTGTTGTGCATGGCGGTGACGTTGGTGTACAAGATGTTGCATTGATGAACTCACAAAGAATTCCATCACCAATGTTGTTCATGTTGATTAAACCATCTGAGAGTGCCACATATCAACATGCAATGAAACACGTTAAGTACATTGGTTGTTCAACCAAAGAAGATTGGGAATCAGCATTCAAACTTGGTCATCGTGACAAGGCAGTTCGGGTATCACATGGCATCGATGCAGAGATTTCTTCTGGTACACCTGGATTCCGTGAGAAGTATGGAATCACAACACCATATATGTTCTTGTCGTGTGGTGGTTTCTGGCCTAACAAAGCATTTCACGAATTGATTGCCACATTCAATGGTGTTGGTCGTGATGATGTTACACTTGTTCTGACTGGTTATGATAATCGTCACAACATCATGCCGCAAAATTCCAAACATGTGAAAGCGATGATGGTTGATGACCGCAATGATGTTATGTCTGCGATTAGAGATGCTGACCTTTATATCATGCACTCACACTCAGAAGGATTTGGATTGGTTCTACTGGAATCAATGTTAAATAGAACAGCATGGGCATCACGCAATATTGCAGGTGCCAAGGTGCTGAGTGATTTTGGATTCACATATGATAATGATTCTGCTCTACGTGAGTACATGATTGATTTCAGAGGTGTGCCAGAGTCCAAACTTGATGATGCACATGAATACGTGATGAACGCACATTTGATTAAAAACACAGTAAATGATATTTTGAAATTAATATGAAAATAACTTTTGGTATAACAACAGACTACTCTAATCAACCACAAATCAACGAAGTAATCTCCTCTATCAGATCACTACAAATACCTGAGTATGAGATTTTAATTGTTGGTGGTGAGAAGAAAGAAGATATGGTTGACGTAACGCATATCTATTTTGATGAGACTCAACAACCTAGTTGGGTAACACGCAAGAAGAACACCATTGTTCAGGCAGCAAAGTATGATAACATCGTATTGATGCACGACTACTATGTGTTTGATAAAGATTGGTACAAGAACTTCTTGGAGTTTGGTGAAGAATGGCACATCTGTTCTAACAAACAACTACTCATTAATGACAAGAGACACTTTACAGATTGGGTGACATGGGATGATCCTGTATTCCCACGTTACACTGCACTGAGACATGATGATTGGTCACGTGCTAACTATATGTACATATCTGGTGGTTACTTTCTAGTGAAGAAACAAGTTGCACTAGATAATCCATTCAACGAAGAACTCACACACGGCCAAGCCGAAGATGTTGAGTGGTCTCTCCGTGTGCGTCATAGATATGTGATGAAATGTAATGGTAACAGTATTGTGAAACATAATAAGTGGCATAGAGATGCAAAATAAATTAGTAATTTTTGACCTTGACGGTGTATTGATTGAATCACGTGAACTACATTATGAAGCATTGAATGATGCTCTACGTAAAGTTGGTAGTGAGTATGTGATTACACGTGAAGAACACTTGAGTTTGTATGATGGTCTAAACACCACAAAGAAACTTGAGATGTTGTCTGAGAAGAAAGGTCTTGACCGTAAATTCTTCAATCAGATTTGGCAAGATAAACAAGTTGCCACATTCAACCTCATCAGACAATTTCCAAAGAATAACAAACTTAGGCAGATGTTTGCCAAGTTGAGTAGTAATGGAATTAAGATTGCTATTGCAAGTAATTCTATACGTGAGACAGTTAAGTTGGCACTATTGTCTGTTGGTGTCATGGAGTATGTTGATTACTATGTCTCTAATGAGGATGTTAAGAGAACCAAACCATATCCTGAGATGTACTGGCAATGTATGACAGCATTAGATGTACTACCTAAGAATACAGTTATCATTGAAGACAGTCATATTGGCAGACAAGGCGCACTAGATTCTGGTGCTCACTTAGTTCCAGTTAAAGATTCATATGACTTGACGATGGATAAAATTGATGAAGCAATCGATACACTTAACGGTGTAATTAAGAAAATGATACCATGGAGAGATAAGAAAATGAACGTACTAATTCCTATGGCTGGCGCTGGTAGTAGATTCGCAGCAGCTGGTTACACATTCCCTAAACCATTGATTGAGGTTAATGGTAAACCAATGATTCAAGTTGTTGCAGAAAACCTAAACGTTGATGCACACTTCATCTACATTGTACAAAAGGAACACTATGATAAATACAACCTCAAACAATTATTAAACTTAATCTCACCTGGTTGTGATATCGTACAGGTTAATAGTTTGACAGAAGGCGCAGCATGTACAACTCTGTTGGCCAAAGAACTTATTAACAACGATGAGCCATTACTGATGGCGAACTCAGACCAATATGTGGAGTGGAACTCAAATGAATGTCTCTATGCTTTTACTGCTGACGGCGTTGATGGTGGTATCGTTACCTTTAGGGCAACCCATCCAAAGTGGTCATTTGCAAAACTCGGAGATGACGGTTTCGTCACAGAAGTAGCAGAGAAGAATCCAATTTCAAATATCGCAACAGTCGGTATCTACTATTGGAAAAAAGGTTCTGATTATGTTAAGTATGCTGAACAAATGATTGAAAAGAATATCCGTACCAACGGAGAATTCTATGTGTGTCCAGTATTCAATGAAGCCATTGGTGATGGTAAGAAGATTCGTGTCAAAGATATTCCTAAGATGTGGGGCATTGGTACTCCAGAAGATTTAAATTACTTCTTGGAGAATCATAAATGAAAGTTGCAGTTGTATTAACAGGACACCTCCGATGTTGGAGAGAGGTGTTTCCTAATTTCAAAGAAAAGATTATTGACCGATACAATCCCGATATCTACATACACACATGGGATGATGAGGCGTATTGGATTCCTGGTGATAAACAAAATAAAACAGGTATCTATGAAGGCGCACCACAAATTGTTGATGATGAAATATTAGACACATACAAACCAGTACACTATGTGAAAGAGTATTGGGAAGATTTCAATAAACACTTTGAATCTTGTGGTGAATACTTTACGAACTATGCACACAGACCAAAGAATATTCTATCGATGTTCTACAAGATGCACCAAGGTTTCTCTGCACTTGAAACACACGTTGCACGACTACAATCATCATATGATTTGGTAATTCGTATGCGTCCTGATATGTTGATACACGATGACCTGCCTGATTTTGATCCAAATGTATTCTACACTGTTGCAGCCAGAAACCATTTAGGTCAAGGCACCGGTGATGTAATGCAAGTTGGTAACTTTATTTCTATGATGTTCTTCACCAAAATGATTACTGTAATTGGTTCTGTCTACAAACAAACTGATCTATTATGTCCTCATGTGATGTCAACGCAACACATTAAGAACCTTGGATTCAACTGGCAGGAGATAAATCTAAATAGAACTCTCATGCACACACCAAAAGGACCTTATGTTGAAATGGACAAGTAATACGTTTAAAGATATCATAGAATTAAAAGATGGACCTGTAACCTATTCCGATAACGGCAGAGGTAATCTTAAGATGAGTAATCATCCTTATCCATACTCCATCAAAGAAGAAGAATTTAACTTTCTAAAAAATCTAATCGTAGAACATAACCTTCAACGTGGTTATGAATGTGCAACAGCATTTGGTATCAGTTCAACAGCATTAGGTTTGGGTTTCTTGGAAACTGGTGGTAAGGTCGTAACAATGGATGCCTACATTGAAGAATCTAAAGGTAATCCAGGTCACTACAGAGATATGCAACGTGAAGTGTATGATAAGGCCGATGGTTACAAATCAGTTAAGTATTTGATTGAACAGTTTGGTTTAGAGAACACACTCTTTCCAGAGATTGGTTGGAGTCCTGATGATACAGAGACTTGTGTACGTAGACATTTCTCTGAGCCACTAGACTTTGTATTCATTGACGCAGGACATTTCCCTGAACAAATGATTAAAGACATTGATGCATTTTTGCCATTGCTTGGTGAAAAGTATGTGTTGGCATTCCATGATGTGTATGACCACAGTTTCGCAGAATCAGTACATGACCACTTATTCAACAAGATTGGTAAAAAGGTTGAGATTAAACTTTATTATCCTGCAGGTGAAAATATGGGAGTTGTGATAAACGTATGATACTAATTGCACACCGTGGTAATACTAATGGACCGAAACCACATTTAGAAAATAGTCCAGATTATATTGATTTAGCTCTTGAAGATGGATTTTCAGTAGAAGTGGACTTATGGTGTGTCGATGATGTTTTATATTTTGGCCACGACAATCCACAATATCTGGTGGATCCTGAGTATTTGATGGTACGTAAACAAACACTATGGATTCACTGCAAAAATAAAGAAGCATTCAGTTATTGTCTAAAAAACAAACTGCATTGCTTCTGGCACAGTGTGGATGACTACACGATGACCAATTGGGGTTATGTTTGGGCATATCCTGGTAAAGAACCAGTGAACCAATTGACAGTATTGGTGATGCCAGAGAATGTCTGGCCAACGAAGAAAACGATATCTCTTAATGCTTTTGGTGCATGTTCTGATTGGGTTGGTGAAATTCGTGATTACATAAATAGAATATAATATTAACTGCTGCAGAGGCGGAGATGAAATTTAGTCGGTTTATACAAGAGGCCAAAGGCCAGTCCAAGGTTATTGTCGTTTATGGCGGTGGTTTCCAACCATTTCACGCTGGTCATATGAGTAGTTATGAACAGGCTAAACGTGCATTCTCATCTGCCGATTTCTATGTTGCAGCCAGCAACGACACCAAGAATCGACCAATCCCATTCAAAGACAAACAATTCTTAGCGCAACAAGCAGGCGTTAACGATAACTTTGTTCAGGTCTCACAACCAGTTAATCCAACTGAAATTCTATCACGTTACGATCCTAAGAAAGACATTCTGATTCTTGTTCGTAGTGAAAGAGATCCTGTGAACTATACCAAAAAAGATGGTTCACCAGCATACTATCAACCATTCAAATCAATCAAAGAGTGTAAATCATTTGATCCAAAAGGTGGACATGGATATGTTTATGTAACGAAAAAACACATCTTCAAAGTAAATGGCCAAGAAGTTTATTCAGGCAGTCAAATACGTTCAATGTACACAAAGGCCGATGACGCTGGTCGTAAAAATATGATTAAAGATTTGTATCCAAAAGCCACAAAGCCTGCAAAATTAAAACAACTACTAGACAAATATATCGGTGGCAATATGAAAGAATCAGCAGACGAATTATTTGAATCTTTGTTCGTTGAATCTGTTGATGATTCATTTGAGATACTACTGAGTGAAGGTGTACATGATGCATCCATTTTCAAGGCAGTATTCTTAGCAGGTGGTCCAGGTTCTGGTAAAGATTATGTGCTTGACAATACACTTGCAGGTCATGGTTTAACAGAAATCAATTCGGACAGAGCATTAGAGTTTATGATGGACAAACAAGGCCTTGATAAGAAGATGCCTTCTGCTGAAGAAGATAAACGTAACTTTGTTCGTGGTCGTGCAAAAACCATTACAGATTTGCGCCAACGTTTGGCATTGTTAGGTCGTAATGGTTTGATTATCAACGGCACTGGTGATGATGTTGAGAAAACTAAGAAGATTAAAGCAAGACTAGAAGAACTTGGTTATGATACCAAAATGCTTCTGGTTAATACACGTGATGAAATTTCTGCACAGAGAAACATTGAACGTGGCCAACGTGGTGGTCGTGCCGTACCCGAAACAATACGTAAAGAGAAGTGGGATTCGGTACAGAACTCACGCACAGAATATGCCAAGTTGTTTGGTACAAACTACATTGAGTTTGACAATTCGGAAGACTTACGTTCGGCAGACCCCGAAGTCGTAAAGCAAAAGAAAATGGAGTTGATGGATATCTTTAAGAACGTCCGTGAATTCACACAGGCGCCACCTAAGAGTGAACCTGCTGAGTTGTGGATTGCTTCTGAGATGGAACGCAAGAACAGGTTTGCAGTACCACCAAAACAGGCAGAGTTGTCCGCACATGCCGATGGCCAAGGTGCCGCAGCTGACCAAGCACACAAACTTGGTCTATCATACTATGGTTTTGGTCGTTATGGTAAACAAGGCAAAGTTACACACCATACAGTCAATGGTAAGTTGGTTGAAGTGCCAAAAGAGAAACCAGGTGAGGTCAGTGTACCAACAACTGGTTCGTCAATGAAGAAAATCCAAGAGGCAGCATATACTGGTAATATCGGTATGATGGAAGTTATGAAGTTCCATCAGAAAGCCACACCAGAACAAAAGAAAGAGTTTAAATCGCACATGGCCAATAACAAACACGGCGATGCATGGAAATTAATTCAAGATGTGTCTGGTGTTAAGTTGGTTGGTAAAGAATTCGAATCAAATGATAAATATGTTACTGATAAGAATGGAAATCCTAGAATGTTTATGTTGCGCCGAAATGCAGCAAAAGAAGCACACACCAAAGATGGTGAAGTGGTGCAACAGGGTAAAGGTTATGTCGTCAAATTAAAGGAGAATAAAAATGATGAGATTTTTCAAAGGACTATTGAGTCGCAAACAATCGGTACAAGAACCAGCTTTACTGAAGCCTTCGGTGGTAGTGGTGGAGTCAGTCGTGCCAGTGGTCGAAACACCTCCAGTGGAAGTTCCAGTGGCCGTTGTGCCACCTGTGGTAAAATCAACGAAGACTGTGGCTGCGAAACCAATTCCACCAAAAAACTCACGCTCTCAAAAATCAGGGAACGCCAAGCCGAGAAAATCAAAGAGTCCATCGACAAAGGCATAGAACCTGGATTATCCATGGCTGCGTCTGGTGAAAGCATTGGGCGTGACATGGGTGAAAAGATTAAAAAAAGGACTGGTAAAGCATCACAGGTTGTAGAGATGCAAGGTGATGAAACCGGTGCTTCTATTGGTGCTCAAAAAGAAGATGAGTTGAAGAAAAAAGGTATTTCTTTGTTATCATTTAAATCTAACAAGGCGATTGGTGCATGAAAACACTTAAACAATTTATAGAATCTGCAGCTTGGCAGAGAAAAGAAGGAAAGAATCCTGAAGGTGGTTTAAACCGCAAAGGCATTGCTTCTTATCGTGCAGAAAATCCAGGTTCTAAACTATCGATGGCAGTTACAACTCCACCATCAAAATTAAAAGCCGGTTCAAAGGCAGCAAACAGACGCAAATCATTCTGTGCAAGGATGGGTGGTGTGGATGGACCGATGAAGAAGCCAAATGGCGAACCAACACGCAAAGCATTAGCGCTACGCAAATGGAATTGTTAATAATAAATCAAAATAGGAACTATCATGGAATTTAAAGATAAAATTAACCAATCAGTTGCAGCAGCAGTTGCAAAAATTATGGGTGAAGCTTTGCATCCAAACCAACAAAAGTTGGATGTACATGAGCCAGAAAAAGATAAATTGACTGCTGATGACTTCAAAAAGCTTCGTGCTAAAAAAGGAATGAAGAAAGAAGAAGTTGAACAAATTGATGAGTTGACTGGTAAAGGTCAATTACCTGCTATTAAAAAAGCTCATGCGGATGCTGCTTCGGACGCATCTAATAAAATGAACACAGTAAGAAGTTCTAATATCGTACTTCCTGTACCAAAAGAAAAAACAGCAAAAATTAATGCTCTAGATTCTGCAAAAAAATATCACGCAGCTCAATCGACACGTGCTGGAGCTTTAATGAAAAAAGCAGGCATTAAAGAAGAAGTTGAATCAATCGATGAAGTTAAGATGGCAGATTTACCATCAACTAAAGTACAAGGCCGTTCATATGGTGCATCTAAGCCTGAAGCAAGTGCCTTTGATGTACTAAAAGGACCAAAAGAAAAAGAATTAAAATCTATTGAGTCTGAAAAGAAGAAAAAACCAGTTAATGAAGAAGATTCTGAATTAACTTTGGATGATTATTTGTTGGAAGATTTGGTTGAGTTTGTTATGTCGGAAGAATTCCAACAACTTGACGAACTAAGCAAATCCACTTTAGGTTCTTATGTTACAAAAGCATCTAAAGACATGCGTTCACACGCACAAATGGCTGGATCAAAAGATACTGCTTTGATGGCACATCAAATGGGTTACCGCCGTGGTGAAAAGTCTCCAATTAAAGGTGGCACCAAAGGTGAGAAACGTGTATCTTCAGAAATTGCTAAACATCAAACTAAAGCAAACAACAGAACTGCTGGTATTGCTGGTGCTGCTCAAAGATTAGCAAAAGAACAATTTGAAATTACTGAAGAAGATGCATACGATAAGAATGTAAAACCTTCAGATAAACCACACGATAAAGATGCAGCAAAGAAACGTGCTCAAACTTCAGCTGTTGCAGCTAGAAAAGTTATGAGTATGTCAGCATATTCAGCATCCAAGAAAAGTGAATGATGGCTAAACCAGCATCTAAAGTTTTTAAAGCAATTCGGCAAGAAGACAGTGGTCCTTGTTGGGATAATTATAAACGTGTACCCGGTAAAAAACCATATTCTCCAGGTTCTTGCGTAAAAGAATCTTCACCAGAAGATGAGATGAATGAAGATTTGCGTAAGTGGTTTAGTAAGACTGATCCAGAAGGTGGTTGGAAAAGAATTAACAGTAAGGGTGAAGCAATTGGTCCTTGTGCAAGAGAACCTGGTGAACCTAAACCAAAATGTATGTCTAACGAGAAGCGAGCATCTTTAACTAAAAAAGAAAGAGCATCGGCCGTTGCATCTAAAAGAAAACATGACCCTAATCCTGAGAGGAAGGGTGAACCAATTAACGTGTCCAACTTTGGAAAAGGAAAGATAAGTGAAGATATGGAAAATTTAAACGAAAAAAATGTGCCAACAAGTCCTGAGAAATGGGCGCAAGCCAAGGCACAGGCTAAATCTAAATTCGATGTTTATCCATCTGCTTATGCCAATGGCTGGGCTTCGAAGAAATATAAAGAGATGGGTGGTGGTTGGAAATCTGTCTCTGAAGCAAAAGAAAAAACTGAGTATGATTATGAAGGTGATATGGCTCGTGGCCAATTACAAAGTGTAATCAACAATGCTCAAAGAGTGCATGACATGTTAAAAGATAATGATAATCTTCCTGAGTGGGTACAATCTAAAATCACATTAGCTGAAGATTACATTTCAACAGTTGCTAATTATATGATGAGTGAGATTGACGAAGCAAAAGAAATTGGTGATGACCCAATTGGATCTTCTGCACAAGAAACTCTGGTAAAGAAAGGTGGCAAAACCACTGTTGCTAAACCAATCACAGAAGCATCTTCTGTTGCAGTAAGAATACAAAAAGCTTTAGACCGAATTAAAGCAAAGCGTGAAGCATCAGAACAACGTGGCCGAGAAGTTTTACAACCAAAGAAACCTGAACCTGTTAAAGAAGAAGTTGAGATTGAAGAAGAAAGTCATCAGTCTAAAACAACAATGAAGCACATTCCAAATCCATCACCTGCGCTTAAAGATGCGGCTAAACGTATTAAGCCGGGTATTTCAGGCATTCGGGATCGCTTTGACATGCTCGATGCTGGTGGTGTTAAAAGAGAACAAGTCGAACAGTTGGATGAATTGTCGCCTAATGCATTGGGTAATTACATGAAAGCTGGTCACAAGAAGTATGACAGTATCAGAAACAACACCGATTCAGCATCAATGGCCAAAAAGTCCAAATTGGAAACTGGAATCAAAAAGGCTGCTGCCAAAAGATATCCTGCCAAACCATCTACACCTGAACCAAAGAAAGACCCGAACAGTCGAGGTTACGAACAAGGCCGTTACATGGGTGACAGCGTTGAACAAGACGAATCTTTAATTGAAGGCATGATGGGAGACACTGGTTGGCAAAAGTCTAAATCTAAAACAGATACAGTTACCGATAAATCTGGTGCAGTTCACACAGCACAGTCTAAGGTCAGAGATTTGGCACGTAAAGCAATGAAAGCTGCCGGTGCAAAACAAGTTAAAAGTGTAGGTACTAAGTCAATGAAAGAGTCTACATTAGTCGAATCACGTAAGACAGATATTATTAAAGATGCGGTGAATTCTGCCAAGAAGAAGAAGTCTGCACCTGATAAATTCGAATCAGAACCAGTTTTGGATTCACAGATTCAAAAAGTTGACAACACATAAATATAACAATAATTCTAGGAGAAAAACATGCCTTTATTTTCAATGACAGACGCAAACACAGGTGCTCCAAAGTGGGCAGTTGCCGGTGGTTTGGGTGTAGCCAACAACGGCCACGACTTATATGCTAACTCAACATCCAGTGCATTTGTTACTGGTGCCGCAGTTGGAGTATTTGGTGTGTCCGATGCTGAGATTGCTCTATCTACAAACAAAGCAAACAAACCTGCTCACACAGGTTGGGTTCTAATTAAACAAGGTACTGGTAGTCGCACCGGCCGTGTACAAACTGAAGTTCTAGTTGCTGGTGGTATGAGTTCTGATGCAGCCACTGGTGCCAACGACAACATAATGTTCGCCAATACCTAATATAAACTGGAGTTTCGACTCCACTATTAGATATGACATTTAAATCATTCCTTAAAGAGTTCTATTCTATAGAACCTAATCAGGCCAAGGAAGCACACGAACCGACTGGTGAATCTTCATCATCGGTTCAAAATCCTATTGTAGTATCCGAAATCAACTCTCAATTGTTTAGAGAATTGAACGTTGATGGGTTTAGAGTTGCACAAGATGGTATACAGAAAGTCCGTAAGGTATTAAATTCCTTTGGGCTGGATATACCTGCGTTATATGAATTGGATGTTGAAGGTGACGAAATTACCTTTGACATTCATCAGTTTGACAATCCAGATAATATGGTTTATTTGTATTTGTTGTACTATCTATCAGACGCAGGTAATTACGAGTTTTATGCACAAGTAGGTGACGAAGAAACAATTAACGCACTAGTCACCGAAGAACCAGAAGAAGATTAATGTCCTTTGATAATTTAAATAATGATAATATAATGTTATATGCAGCGAAGTCTTATGATAAGCCTGACTGCATAATGAGTGAGTTTAAGGAGGACATGAAGAGGTTTAACTACCTCAAAAGATTATTTCAGAGGTATCGAAGGTATGATGATATGCGTGAAAGGTTGGTGTTAAACCACCTCATCGTCATATACAATGTGTTTGGAGTAGAGGTTGCAACTAGAATGTTATTCTTTAAAGTTGCCAAAGATGATTATGCTGTATTGAAAACGTATTTGTTATTTTTAAATTACATGCCACAGGTTATACGTGGCATTAAAGGACAAGATTTATTATCTTCTGATATTGCGGTTGATATGAGAATCGCAGAAGTATTAAGGAACATAAAATGATAAAGTTTAATGAGTATACAGTTTTAGAAGAAGGTCGTCCTTCTCAACGCCATCCACTAGAAGGCCACGAATATCATAGGAAGTCTGATGAGGCATTGATACACATTGCCAAAGATGCACACGAAGCTGCAGAAGCAATGAAGTCACACAATACTACGGCAGAGAACAAGTATCGTGACCAAGCAAATGATTCTGCAACAGTAAGACACTATCGCAAGACACATGGTATGAAAGATTGGTACAAAAAGAAATATGGCCACATGAAAGAAGATGTACCAACTAACTCTGTTGGTACTGGTGCAGAGACTTCATTGCCACCATCAGTAGAACCTGGTGTTAAGAAGAAGAAAGTACCTTCATTCATTTCATATGTACCACGTAGGACTCCTCAGTAATGTGGTACTTGCAGTTTGTTCCTCATTGGATATTTTATGGTATACTTGGCATAGGTATATTCGGGATAATATTCAGTAGATTTGTACCTTTTTATTATAAAACTGCCATTCAGGCAGTTTCTTATATTGCCGTTGCATTTGGTTTGTTTATGACTGGTGCAGTTAAAGGCAGTGAATCTTTATTGGCTGAGATAAAGGATTTGAAGGATAACGTATCGGTTGCTGAAGTAAAATCTGTAGAAGAAACAGTTAAGATTGAAACCAAGTATATTAATAAAACACAAGTTATACGTGAACGTGGTGAAGATGTAATCAAGTATATTGACCGTGAAGTGGTGAAGTATGATAGTACTTGTGTTATACCAAAAGAATTTATTGAAGCCCATAACAAGGCAGCGGAGAAATTAAAATGAGATTTGCTTTATTGTTAGTTACATTGTTGACTGGTTGTTCTACTGCAGTTCCTGTGGTAATGAAGTTTCCAGAACCACCAAAGTTTTCTAGAGAAGCATGTCCACGTTTGGAAATATTGAAAGATGATGCTAAATTGAGTGATGTGGCCAAGACAGTTACGGTAAACTACACAACATACTATGAGTGTGCCGTAAAAAATGATGCTTGGATCGAATGGTATGGTGTACAGAAACTTATATTTGAATCAGTAAAATAAAGGAATTAAAATGGTAAGAAAACGGGTTACTACTAGAAGAAAAATAGTAGCACCAGCGCCAGCTTCGCCTGCAACAAAAAGTTTGCCTACGGCAACTTTAGGGCTAGGTATGATTATTCTCACCAATTACCAAGCAGAAGTAAAACAACTACTAAGCTTATTAATGAAAGCATTCACATGAAAATACTAGATAAAATTTTAGAATTCAAACGTATACCTTATTTTATTTCGGGAGTTATATTCCTTAGTAGTTTGATTGTGCTGAGTTGTTTCAAAAGTGCCGAAACTCAGTTAACCACACTGAACGATGCAGCTTCACTTAGTCGCACCATGGCCAAGTCATCTGACGATTTGACCAACTATGCTAGATATTTTGTGACAACCAAAAACGAATACTGGAGAACAGAATTCAACAATGTGCTCAAGGTACGCAATGGTGACATGTCGGACAATCATGGTGTCACAAAGTCATTTAAAAATAGAGTAAAAGAAGTAGCGTTTCTACAATCTGAGTTAGACATTCTTTTACGTGCAGAAGAATTAAGCAACAATCTTGCCAAATTGGAAGTTGAAGCATTTGCCTGGGTTGATAAGGGCAAGCCTGAAATAAATTTTGACTTACAAACGCACCATTATACAGCAGCACAAATGCTTATGTTTGGTGATGATTACAAAAAATACAAGAAAGAAATTCTTGACACCACAAACAACTTCTATGTGTCTGTTGTCAATCGATTACAATCACAATATCTTTTTTACATGACAGTGGCGTGGACCATGATTATTGTTATCAATCTGAGTTTAATTTTATTAGTTATGGTAATAAAACACAAAGAAATTGTTAGGCGCAGGCCTGCTCGGGCACCAGCCAAAACACCAGTAACAAAAAAATCAATAAGGAAATAAAATGGCAGAAGAAAAGAAACCATTATCTCGTTCTGAACGAGAAGCACAGATTAAAGACAAAGCAGGTTGGTTAATTACTGTACTTGCTGCATTATTAGCCATCAATACATACGTTTCAAGTGGCAATAGTTCTAAAGTATTGAACAATACAATTAGTGCAAACAATACTTGGGCATTCTATCAAGCAAAATCAGTTAAACAAACTCTTGCTGAGATGGCTAGAGATGATGCTGTTGACAGAAAACAATTTGACAAAGCCGATAAGTTAACTGCAAAAATTGACAGATATGAATCTGAACCTGCAACAGGTGAAGGTAAAAAAGAACTAATGGCAAAAGCAAAAGGTCTTGAAGCCGAACGTGACCAGATCCGTAAGTCTGGTCCTTGGATGACATTTGCAGGTTCAGCATTTCAAATTGCAATTGTTTTGTTAACTGCAAGTATTCTAGCAGTCAGCATGTCGTTATATTGGGGTAGTATTATGGTTGGCACTTTTGCAGCACTATTGATGAGTCAGGGTCTTTGGCTTTGGTTACCAGTAGTGTTGTAATATGATTGATCCACTAACAGCACTAGCGGGTATTCAATCCGCCATCAGCATGGTCAAAAAGGCATCAAAGGTTGCCAATGACTTAGGCTCTCTTGCTCCAATGATTGGCAAGATGTTCGATGCTAAGAGTACAGCAACTAAAGCATTGATGGAGGCCAAAAACTCCAAGAAAGGTTCCAACATGGGAACCGCTCTCCAGATTGAAATGGCATTAGAACAGGCTAGAGCATTTGAAGAGGAACTAAAGATGTTGTTTATGCAGACAGGCAAGATTGACGTATGGCAGAAGATTAAAGCTCGTCAAGCAGAAATGGATGCAGACGATGCTAATGACATAAGAATGTTCAACGACCAAGAACGCAAACGTAAACAAAAAGAACAAGAATTAAATGAATGGGCTATGATACTTGGCGGATCTGCTTTTGTTTTATTCATACTGTTTATTGGTGGGTATGAACTGCATCAATTTTGTCAAACAGGCAATAGGTGTGGAAGATGAACGAATACCAAAAAACCTTTGACATGTGTTTGAAAATATTCATATATGGTTGTGTGGCACTATATTTCTTAGGTTTTCTTAAATTTCTTCCAGATGATTTGTCTGATAGAATTGTTAATGGTTTAATAAATAGATTTTTACCTGGATAAAAGGTATTATCATAGTGACCAGTTTGATACTTTTATTTACACTGGGTTATGTTACACCAGAATATGAGTGTGTGCGTTGGACTTGGAGTGGTGATGTATATAACCGAAAGGTTGTGTGTCTAGAATGGCGTAAGAAAGAAAAAAAGAAGGTATAAATATCTCTATGAAAAAATTATTAGTTGTTTTAAGTTTAGTGTTATTAAGTGGTTGCACTACAATACAGAAGTATTGGCCAAAACCGCATGATCCTGTCTTGTTGAATTATTTGGTAATAACAGATAATGAATTGCGTAAAGTTGATTGTACATCAGCAAATTGGTCTAAAGTTATATCTCAGACTGAATTGATGGTGGTTTATGTCAATTGGCGTCAAGACCCACAACAAGAGAATATTGTTGGTCTACACAACCATGCAATTAAAATGAGTCATGGTGGTAGTAAAATATTCTGTGAAATAGGTAAAAAGACTGCTGAACAAAGAATTGAAGCCGCAAAATCCGCATGGGGAGGAAGATAATGCATCCGTTAGAACAAGAAATACAGGCCATTGTTGAACAATGCCAATTAGGTAATATCGATGAAGACGAGAGAAATTATCTCATTAATGAGATACGTGATGTACGTGCTGCTCAGGAATGTGCAGACAACGAACAGGCATTTAGATATATCGTACAAGTGTGTAACGTAGCACTATCAATTTGAGGTAAAAAATGGAACTAACTAAAGAACAACTAAAACAACTTCTACCAAAGAATCCATATCTTGATTATTGGTTCAATGCACTAGAACAATTATTACCAGAATATGAGATTAATACACCACAAAGAATTGCAGCATTTGTTGCTCAGTGTGCTCACGAATCTGGTGGTTTTATGGTACTCAAAGAGAATCTAAACTATCGTCCTGTTACATTACGTAAAATCTTTCCAAAGTATTTTACTGATGATGCCATTGCCAACCATTACTGCTCATTGCCAAACAAACAAGAAGCAATTGCAAATCGTGTTTATGCCAATCGTATGGGCAATGGCGATGAAGCCTCTGGTGATGGTTACAGATATTGTGGCCGTGGCTTAATTCAATTGACAGGCAAACACAACTACACAGCATTTGCTGATTCATTAGAAATTTCACCAGAAGAAGTATCTGAGTATTTGGCCACATTTGAAGGTGCCGCACAATCTGCATGTTGGTTTTGGGAATCAAACAATCTTAACCAGTGGGCAGATAAAGGTGATATTCTCACATTGACAAAACGAATCAACGGTGGTACCATTGGACTTGAGGACCGCATTAAACATTATGAACACGCATTACACGTATTAGGAGTTTAATATGGCAAAAGAATTAAAAACAGAAAAGAAAAAGCCTGATGAAGATTGGATGACCAAAAAGTGGCGTCCAATGATGGCAATGATGTACATGACATGTTGTTTAATGGACTTTGCCATTTTTCCTATTATGTTTACAATCGTACAGTTTTGGGAAACTGCTATACAAAATGATGCCTTCCGTCAATGGGTTCCAATTACACTACAAGGTGGTGGTTTGTTCCACGTTGCCATGGGTGGTGTATTAGGTGTTACAGCATATGGACGTACACAAGAAAAAGTAGCAGGTGCAACAAATGTCTCAACCGGTTTACCAACAAGTGGAGTTGCAACACCTACGTTATCTTCAAATGTACCAGCATTCAACGGCGGTGGTTTTAGTTCACCAACACCAACAAGTTTCTCACAACCAGCACCTTCATATGGTGGTGGGTTCAACGGAACAAACGCATCAGATTTCCAACAACCAATTTCAGTAACAGTAGGCTTTGGTGGTAAATCTGCACCACCTACTGCACCTCAACCATTAATTTAAAGGAATAATATGAAAAACCTTGCATGGAAATTGCTCTTACCTTTAGTTGTTTGTTTTACTGTTGGTTCATCGACAGCTTATGCTGAGGCACAAATAAAAGAAGTGTGTCGAGATAAAACAGGTAAAGACGGCAAACCAATAACTGGTAAAGATGGCAAAGTTGTACAAGAATGTAAAAAAATCAAAGTACACAAAAAACTAGAAGGCACAGAAGTTCCTGTGAAAAAATAAATGGCTACTACAACAGAACGACTTGGTATTGTTGAAACTAAGGTACAAAACTTAGATGAGAAAATTGATGATCTTAAAATAGGCGTAAAAGATATGCATGATTGCCTTGATAAAACAAGGGATAGCTTGACAGACAAGTTAAATACGATGTATGATGCTTCTTGTAGCCAACATAAAGCTTTAGCTGAAGAACTTGGTGCATTGAAAACTCAAAGAGACAAATGGTTGTGGACTGCCGCTGGCGCAATTGCCGTTATGGGTTGGGTATCTGGTCATACGGAAACAATAATGAAAATCCTTGGTTAGTCTTGACAAACACTTGAGGTTGTGTTATATTATGGTCTATGACAATATCGACCGACTCAAAATATATCAAATTAGTATCTTCACGTTTACGTAACTTTAAACAAAAAGATTCTTACCTATGGAATTTCTCTTGCCCAATTTGTGGTGATAGTCAAAGGAACAAAAGCAAAGCTAGAGGGTACGTGTACCAAAAAGGTAATGGTTTGTTCTATCGTTGCCACAATTGCGGTGTCGGTACAAATCTAGGCAATCTAATTAAGAACCTAGATGACTCTTTGTATAAAGAGTATGTGATGGAGAATTATAAAAGTGGTGAGACTGGTGTACAAAACAAACCAGTCTCATTCATTGATATACCACCTCCACGATTTGGTAAACTACAAAAAGAAACCTCATTCACTGAGGCAGAGGTTTGCAGTAAACTACCCGAAGGTCACTTCTGTTTGACCTATCTACAGAACCGTATGGTACCAAAAGAATCATACAATAGATTATTCTTCACACAACACTACAAAAGATTTTTAGATGCCTTGATTCCAGATCACGGCAAAAAAGTGGTCGATGATGCACGGCTTGTAATTCCATTCTATGACGAGTATAATGACCTCATTGGTGTGTCTGGTCGTGCATTGGAGACTTCAGATAACAAACTACGTTATGTGACACTGAAGATTAAAGAAGACGCAGATAAGATGGTATTTGGTCTCGATAGAGTTGACTTGAGTAAACCTGTTAGAATGGTTGAGGGACCTCTGGATTCCATGTTCCTAAGTAACTGTCTGGCATCAGGTGATTCGTCATTGCATCAATCGGTAAAAAATATCAAGGCAAATAATATTACTTTGATATATGACAATGAACCACGTAATAAAGAAATTACGAAGTTGATGCAAGAAGCGATAGCGTTAGGTCATAATGTCGTCATTTGGCCTGATACTGTTGAAGGCAAGGATATTAATGAGATGGTATTGAATGGTTTATCGCCTGATGAAATTGAAGATATTATAAGTAGTAACACATTCAAAGGTATTA